GAATGTACAGGCAGTTAGACAAAAGCTGGCAGATCGAGCTGAGTTCGGCATGATGAAGTACGGTGTCAGCACAGAGCGTACAGACTTATCTGCAAAGCAATGGCTTATTCATGCACAAGAGGAAGCGATGGATTTAGCTGTCTACCTGCAAAGATTAATTGATGACATGAATGACTAAAGACGAAAAGAAATATCTGTCGAAACTGGTAGACATTGGCTGTATAATTTGCTATAGGAATGGCTATCCTCAGACACCGGCAGAAGTGCATCATGTCAGGGGATTAGGGCTAGGTATGGGTGTCAGAAGTGGGCATTACGACACTATCCCACTTTGCCCAAGCCACCACAGAGGTAATGATGGGTATCACGGTATGGGTCGCAAAGCCTTTGAACGCAAATACCAGATCACAGAGATTGACTTACTTGTACAAGTTAAGGGGTTGCTGAATGAAAAAGACGAAAGCTGAAAAGAAGGTTAGTAAGGTAATGACTGAGTTTAAGGGTGGAACATTGCACTCAGGCAAAGGCGGCCCTGTAGTAAAGAATCCAAAGCAAGCTATCGCAATTGCATTATCAGAGGCAAAAATTGCCAAGAAAGGGAAGAAAAAATGAAGGGTTTAAAAAGCTGCGGTAAATGCAAGGGTGGTGAGTGCAAGGGCGGTAAGGGTTGCATGAGAGAAGAAAAAGAAGAAAGCATGGAATATTCCGGTAAAAATGGCAAAAAAGGCATGACTGTAGCGATTATGTTGGCTATGCCAAAACGTGGTCAGCGTACTGCTACAAACAAGGCGAAGAAGAAATGAAGCCTGGACTTTACGCAAACATTAACGCAAAACGCAAGCGTATCGCTGAAGGTTCAGGCGAAAAGATGCGTAAGGTAGGTGCTAAAGGCGCTCCGACTAAAGCTGATTTCAAAGAATCGGCTAAGACTGCAAAGAAAAAGAAATGATTAAGCGAGGCAAAGAGGAGTTTGCTGGCTATAACAAACCTAAAAAGACACCTAGCCACCCCACTAAAAGCCACGTTGTATTGGCTAAAGAGGGTGATGAGGTTAAGTTGATTAGGTTTGGTCAGCAGGGTGCTACAGGCAGTCTTGACGGTTCAAAGCGTAATGAGGCATTTAAAGCTCGTCATGCTAAGAACATAGAAAAGGGCAAGATGTCTGTTGCATTTTGGGCTAACAAAGTTAAGTGGTGAAATACACGTATGGCCTTGAGAACATCAAGGTAAGAGATTGGGGCGAGGGTGCTGATGTAAAAATTGGCTCATTTTGCTCTATTGCTGATAATGTAACTATATTTATTGGTGGAAACCATAGAACTGATTGGGTAACAACTTATCCATTTGGTCACATTAATCAAGACGTATTCCCGCATCATGGAGATGGACACCCAGTAACTAAGGGTGATGTAGTTATTGGCAATGATGTGTGGTTAGGATCAGGCTGTACGATAATGTCTGGCGTTACTATTGGTGATGGTGCGGTAGTTTCAGCTAGTTCGATGGTTGTAAAGGATGTTCCTCCGTATGCTATTGTTGGTGGCAATCCAGCAAAAGTACTGAAATATCGGTTTACTGAAAATCAGATAAAGAGATTGATTGATAAACCGTGGTGGGAGCTACCAGATAGCCGTATAAACGATTTAATCCCACTTTTATGCTCTGATAATGTCGAGGATTTAATTGCTGCCAAAAACTCTTAATTTAGGTTCTGGTAAGGATTGGAAAGATTCCTACTTTAACGCAGACATATTGCTTAGAGTCAATCCTGATTGGTGGGTAGATATATCTAAGGTTGAATTTGGTCAAGTTATTGATTCACCAAGATTCGGCAAAGTAAAGATTGAGAAAGGTATGTTTGAGACAATCGTCGCAAATGACGTTTTAGAGCATATACCTGACTTAGTTAAAGCGATGTCAAACTGCAAAGATTTATTAGCAGATAAAGGTGAGTTTCATATTCATGTTCCCTACGAGTTATCTTTAGGAGCCTGGCAAGACCCGACTCATGTTCGAGCTTTTAACGAGAATAGTTGGCTGTACTATACGGATTGGCATTGGTATTTAGGTTGGGAAGATCGGTTTAATTTGAAATCATTAGAGTTTCAGTTGTCAGAATTTGGTCAGGAACTAATGGATAAAAATATTCCTATTGATGAGGAAGTTTTGCGTATTCCACGTGCAATTGATTCTATGAAGGTGGTTTTGTGCAAGCAATCGTGATATGCAGTACAGGGAACGTCGGCTTAACGGTACTGGTAACTGCTTTGGAGGTCTACGCGCCTCACATACCAGTGTACATAAGCTGCAATACGCCTAAATGTTTCGGTAAGCACATAAAGATGATTCCGAATATGGAGTCTAACTTTGGTGATGCCTACAATGTAGCTACAGACTATGCGTTTGCTCAAGGATATGATTCTGTGATCCTGGCTAATGATGACGTAGTACCTACACCTAGCACTATTACCAAAATGGCAGTAGATTGGGATTTGCTCAAGAACGCAGGGTATAAGGTTGGCTTCTTGGGTACTAGGTCAGACTTTGTATTGCCTGAGCAGAATATACGTTATCCTATCGTTGATGATGACTTTATAGGTTTACGCTATCGCAGCGAGGGATTTATAAAGAAGGCACAGACTATTGCGCCTATCTTTGCGTCGGTATCAAAGGAAGCATGGAAAGCAGCTAAGTTTCCAAGCGTAAACTGGTATTCTGATAATATTATCTGTGATGACATGACTAAGGCTGGATTCACGCATTGGGTAAGTAGAGGCTATGTACATCACGCAGGAAGCCAGACAGTAGGCGATGACTTTGCCAAATGTCATGAGGATAGTAGGGCATGGATACGGCAGCATAGGCCAGATGTATACGATACGTATTACTAAGGATTGTTATGGGATTACTAGATAGCGTTATTGAAGCAGCAAAGCAGCAATATCAGACAACTAAGCGTGGTTTTGGTCTGCTGGCTAGTAATCCACAGCAATTCGCACAAGAGGCTACAGCTAGATACTTTCCGACTAAAGAAGAAGAAGCTCAGTTTGCACAGGCTCAAGCTGCTGGCGGTGACTATATGCAGACGCCGTATTATCAAAAAGTAATGAATCTTAGTCAGTTTCAGGGAAGCATAAAGCCTACAGGATTGCTTAATGTTCCTGCTCAATCATTGCCTGAGCCGGTAAATGCAAAGCCTTTAGATTATAGAGGATCGCATACTCCGCCAAATGCAAAGGTATATGGAGCAACAATAGATAATTTGGGTGGGATAATGCCGACAGATGTGTATTCATCTAAAGGTGCAAATTTGTACGGAATAGGCAATAGAGAGATAGATTCTCAATGGTTTTCCGCAGCGTACAAGGCAAAAGGTAAGCCAGATGCAGATGTTACTGTTTATAGGGCAGTTCCTAAAGGAGTAAAAGATATAAATAATGGGGATTGGGTTACAACAAGTAAAAAATACGCTCAAGATCACGGAGAAAATACTTTGAATGGGGAATATGAAATAGTTAGTAAAAAAGTAAAAGCAAAAACATTGTCATCAGAAGGTTACCCATATGAGTTTGGGTATAACGAATAAATTATTAAGCATGACACCTGAAAGGTAATGCAAAAATGGAAACAGAAATCACCAAAGTGCAGGAAGATGCACGAATAGCTAATCTTACTAACATGGGTAAGGGTAGGACTAAGGGAGTACCTAACAAGAGTACGCAGATAGTTAGGGAAGCTATTGCTAATCTACTAGAGCGCAATGCTCCGAACATGGATAGATGGCTCAATGAAGTAGCGCAAGAAGATCCGTATAAGGCACTAGACTTGATGAATAAGCTCAGTGAGTACCATATACCTAAGTTAGCTAGGACAGAGGTAACAGGCGCAGATGGTGGAGCGCAACAACACGTGGTCACATGGCAGAAATAGTCATTCCGTATCAGCCTAGAGAGCCTCAGTTACAGATGCACGAGGCTATGGACGGCACTAGATTCGCTGTAGTTGTAGCCCATCGTCGTATGGGTAAGACTGTAGCGGCCATTAACCACTTGATTAAGTCTGCTGTGGAGTGCGATAAGGATGAACCGAGGTTCGCTTATATTGCGCCTACTTATGGCCAGGCTAAGAGGGTGGCATGGGATTACCTAACCAAATTCACAAGGCCACTAAATGCAACTCACAACATTTCTGAACTCAGGGCTGACTTCTGGGGACGCCGCATTAGTCTTTATGGTAGCGACAATCCTGATAGCTTGCGTGGTCAATACTTCGATGGAGTTATATTGGATGAGATCGGAGACCAAGACCCGAAGATATGGAATGAGATTATTAGGCCAGCTCTGTCTGATCGCCTTGGCTGGTGTATGTTCGTTGGCACTCCTAAGGGAAAAAACCACTTTTTTTCTCTGAGGGACAAAGCAGAAGAAGCAGACGATTGGACGCTATTAGAGTTTAAGGCCAGCGAGACTAAGATTTTGCCTGAGTCTGAGCTTGAGTCTGCCCGTAAAGAGATGGGTGATGACAAGTACAACCAAGAGTTTGAGTGTTCATTTAACGCTGCGGTAGAGGGTAGCTACTATGGTCAGATCATCAATACTATCGAGGAAAAAGGCCATATCACCAGGATTGAGCGCGATGATCTTTGCAGGTCTTTTGTTGCTTGGGACTTGGGTATGGGCGATTCTACTTGTTTGTGGGTGGCTCAACTGGTTGGCAAAGAAGTGCGGCTTATTGACTGCGTCGAGAACCACGGACAAGGTCTGGACTGGTATGTACGCTGGCTGCAAGACAATGACTATGCGCGGTGGGAGCAGTTCTTACCACACGATGTTGAGGTCAGGGAACTTGGAACGGGAAGGTCTCGCAAAGAAGTACTCATGGAGGCAGGACTGAACATAACTGTTGCGCCTAGATTGTCGGTAGCTGACGGTATTCAGGCTGTTAGGCGCTTGCTTCCGCGCTGCTGGTTTGACCCAAAGACTAAGCCTGGCCTTGATGCTTTACGCAACTACAGGCGCGAGCATGACGAGAAACGTAACGTATTCTATGAGAAGCCCTTGCATGATTGGGCATCACACTACGCAGATAGCTTCAGATACCTAGCGATTTCGCTTGACGAAGGTACTGATTCGTGGTCATCAAAGTTGCCAAATAACGTGCAATGGGTTGTATAATTGGAAAAATTCTAGGGGTAGCTTATGCAGTCAGAAGAAATTAAAGCAATTGTTGAGGCAGAGATTGATAACTCCATTGGCTTTATTGACTCTGAGACTACAGACCAGCGTCAAAAGGCGCTTGAATACTACCTGCGTGATCCGTATGGCAACGAGCAAGAAGGTCGCAGCCAGATCGTTACAGGTGAGGTAGCTGAAGCTATTGATGGCGCACTGCCACAGCTAATCCGTGTATTCACCACGACAGAAGATATTGTCTTATTTGAGCCACAATCTGCTAACGATGAGGAAGCAGCGCAACAGGCAACTCAATATTGTAATTGGGTATTCTATCGGGATAATCCTGGCTTCCTGATCCTGCATAACTGGTTTAAAGATGCACTAATGCAAAAGGTAGGCGTTGTTAAAGCCTATTGGGATTCCAAAGAAGATGTTACTAAGGAATCTTACAAAAACCTTACAGATGATGAACTTGCTTTATTGCTATCAGACGAGTCGCTAGAGATCGTTAAGCAGAAGTCTGAGGTCGTTGATATGTCCGGTATGCCTATCATGCTGCACAATGTCACGATCAAGAAGGTCAAGAACACAGGCCAGGTGGTTATCGAGAATATCCCACCAGAAGAATTCCTAATTAGCAAGAACGCTAAGTCTATTGCTGATAGTCCATTCACAGCGCATCGTCGTTTAGTACCACGGTCTGAGCTTATTGCAATGGGTTACGATAAAGACATCATCGATAACCTACCGACTTACGATGATCTGACATTTTCTCCTGAGCGTCTTGCTCGATTTGACCAAGGTGAACAGCCGGATGATGAGAGCCTTGACCCGTCAATGCAGCGTCTTGAGGTATATGAGTGCTATATCTACCTAGACGTTAATGATGATGGCATTGCAGAGCTGCGTCGTATTGTCTATTGCGGTAGTGAG